GCAGATTACATGTCGTGTTTTCCGGCTTCCGCATGATTCCGCCGTTTTCCCAGTGTTTCCAACGGTTCCCGCATGGTTCGCATATCACTCCAATTCACTGCAAATCACTACAATTACCGGAAAAGTGTGGGCAAAATGTGGGCACGGAATCAGAGGTACATGTGCTGTCGCACGTAGGCTTCGACCTCGCGATTTTCCTCCGGCGTGCCGATAGTCAGCAGCCACACGGCATTGTTCTTGCGCTGAACATTGCCTTTGCGAAGGCATTTGATGAGTCCTGCGGATTCGAGTTTTTTGGCGATCTTGCCTATGCGGTTGTAGGCCAGCTGCTCTCGCTTCGGATTGCGCGGCTCATTGCCGATCGCCACGAGCTCGTCCATTGACTGGGGAAGTGTCATGCCCCAATCGATGGCGATTTTGAGCCAGCCGGAAGCGTAGGTGCGCGGAAGCATGTGCTTTTCCTTGGCGGCTTTGTCCAGCGGCCAGTCAGCGGTGAGCCATGCCATGCGGCTGAGCAGGGCGTATTGAGCGAAGTCGAAGCTGCGTGCGCCCTTGTGGGTGACGGTGAGTTTCCCTTGGCTTGCGAGTTCTTCGACTGCCAGCATGTTGCGGTATCCCATTTCACGGTCCATTTCCGACCTCCAAGCCATGCGTTACAATGGTTTCGGAAGTCTTTGAGTGAGGCTTCATGTTTTACCTCCGTGGTGCCGTTAACACTGCGGAGGTTTTTTGTTCTGAAACACATTATATGCTAACTTGCAAACATGTGTGTATGGCGTGTTGTAAACAAGGGTGCATATTAACCTTGCAAGTGGAAAATACTAACTTGCAAACATGAAATATACATACATGCATATGTAACATTATTTTCATTCTTTCATACAGCGCCAATGCGCTGAAATAGAAGAATCGGCACGTCCAATCCCCATCTGCGGTAGCTTGAAGCAGAGAGAAGGAAGGGGAGATCCTATGAATGCGAGACTCGACGAAATTGCAGCCTGGAGGCCTGCGCCTTCAGGTGGCCTGGAAAGCGCCGCCAACGAATACGGCTCCCCGACCGTGATTCATCGCACGCCCAGCAGGCTCGTGGAAGAATGCGAGGTAGCCTTCGACGCAGGGCTTTTGCTTGCAGCGCTGAGCCTCGTCGTGACTATACCCGACGTCTGCGCAAAAGCCGTCGGTATGAAGTACACCGATTGGTGCGTGAAATACCTGGATCTTCCAAATACCGGCGAGAAGATGAACGCCGAGCGAAAAGACGAGAAGAGCCAAGACGAGATTAGCGATGAGCTCAACGGCATAACGGCGCGAGGTGCATTCACCGCCTCAGACCTCTACCAGCTGCGCTGTGCAGTGGTCCATGCGGGGTCCTCGGTCATCGAGGGCAAAGGAAAGGATTACAGCCCCTACAAAGTCATCGGGGTATGCGTCCAAGGCGACGAGTGCGGAATCGTCGCGAGCTATGGCCATACCGGAGTTGGTGCGGAAAACTTGAAGGCCTGCGCATACGACTGCGTTATCAAGCTCGAAGGCCTCATCTCTCGCATGGCCAAGGGCGTCGTCTCGTTCCTTGAAGAAGATCCCGAGCGGGATTGCGAAAGAGTCATCAAGACAGGGATAGACCGTCGAGGTGTGGCGGATTTCAGACCGCTAAGCCGAATCTCCTATCGTTAAAAAAGTGGTTGGATTTTTAGAGATAATATTCGTTAAATTAGTGGTTGGGATTCGGTGGGCATCATCTTGATTGTCCAACCAGATATTTACCAATTTCCAGCCACTTATTTTACATACCCAATATAAAAGCCCCACAAATGTGGGGCAAATCGAAGAGAACGTCACTGTTTGGTGAACGTGCCGCAATTCTGGAGCTTGAACTGTTGTCCATCGCTCACCGTCACCTGCGGATAACCACCGCCAGGGATATCGTTCTGCACGATGTCATCGCCTACGGAGATCTCCCAGTAACAGCGGTCCGTCACGGAATTGTTTGCGCGATAGGTTCCGGCGTCGATGTCCTTGCCGACCTGCCACACGCCATCGGAGGCGCTGGTCCTCTTGGCGTTGTCGACCTGACCGGTCAACGATTCGATTTGCGCCTGCAAATTGTCCCGCGTGGCCTCCATCTTCTTTATGTCGGCCTTCATGCCGTCAGCCTTGTCTATCGTCTCCGAGGCGGTATCGTAATCATCCGACAGTGAGTTGTATTCGTCCACAAGCTTGTTGTATTCGTCTATCAGCTTCGAATAGTCGGCATTGTCGGCTTCGATCGTCTCGGCGGCTTCCTTGACCGCGGCGGAATGGACACTGGCGGCATAGGTGGCCGCTCCGACGGCCAACGCCACCGCGCATACGGCGGCGATGCCGGAGCAGACCGCCGACTTCACTTTCACGTCCTTGTCGAGCCATGCCTTGAGCTTGACCAGCATCGTATTGTTCTGTCTGATTCTCATTGGTTTCTTCTCTCTTTCCGTCGGACGGGGGATGCAGCCGATTCTACGCCGATGCGAGCGTGCTCCGGTAGTCTTCGAGGACTTGCGTGGTCACGTTGAGTTCGTCCGCGATCTGCCATTCGTACTCGTACATGCGTTCGAGTAGTGCGAGTTCGGTTGGGTTGACGAGCGTGAGGGCGGTCTGCGTTCGCGCCCGCCGCTCCAATTTCGAACTATCGTTCGAACAGCCGGTGTCGCCATGCCTCCAATGCAAGAGCTCGTGCACCAGCGTGCAGCGTTTCGCCGTGTAGGTGAGCCGTCGGTCTATGAGGATGACGCGGTTTTCGTTGTCGTAGCAGCCCCATAGTCCGTCCGGCAGTATGGTGCTGGATACGGTGACGGGCAGGCCGATGATGGCGCGGCGCATGGCCCCGTACGTCATGCGCCGGTCGATCGGCAGGTCAGGCAGGCTCGTCGTAATCCGGCCCAGCCTCTCCATCGATCGCCTCCTGCTTGCCGGCTGCGTTATAGGCGGCAAGACCATAACCGCCTGCCTGCGCTTTCCTCTCGGCAGCTTCAACGGCATGGCGTTTGGAGTCCATCACGATGTCCCCGATGGATACGCCGGTCACTTCGCTGATGCGTTCCAGGTCACTCAGGTTGAGCGGGCGCGTGAAGTTCTGCCGTTTGTACCAGTAGTCCTCGCCGAAGCCGCAGGCCTTGGCAAAATCCTTGACGGTCATGCCGCTTGCCTTTTGGAGCCTGACGCACTCTCGCATGACCTGTTTCGCGAATGTGGTCACTTCGTTTGCTTTCATACCCATGCCTCCATTATAGCCAATTACGTAGTCATTGTGTACAAATTGTAAAGAACTATGCAATTTCATAGACTTTACTCTACGAATTTGCGTAGAGTAAAAACTGTCGAAAGGAAAAACGAGATGTTGAGCACCAAGAAGACCAAGACCCCTGACCACTACCCGTGCGGCCACATGCGCGGCCCCGGCTGGCATGACTGGCGCGCATGCCTCACCAAACAGGGAATCGAGGAGGATGAATGGCCGGTCTGACGGAAACAGCAACCAGAAACCTCAAAGCGGAACTCGCCAGACACGACAAGACACCAAAAGACCTAGCAAAAGCATGGGGCCTTGAAATCAGAGCCGTAAACAACAGGCTCAAAGGCCACACGCCACTCTCGACGGACGAAATCGAAAAAGCTGCGGCCATGCTCGACATGGAACCTGAAAACCTCGTCATGCTCCTCATCCAGCCGATCGACAGCATCAAACAATTCAAAGCCTAAGGAACCCGAACATGAGCCAGCAACTGTTGAACCCGCCAAAACCGCCGACGCTCCACGAACCCGGATGCCTGCTGCTCGCATCAAGCGGCTTCTACATCCGCCTCCATGAGGACGGCAGCGCCAGCCTCGTGGACGGCATTCAAGACGTCACCCTCGCGGACTTCACCTCGGCGGAAATCGAAGACATCGCCTACAACCTCTCCAACAAGATCGGAGCAACAAGATGACATTCCTGGAACGACGAGATCAGATCCTCCAGAATCTGCGCGACCTGTTCACCCAGCTCAGCGAGGAGACTGACGAGACCAGGCGGACGCAAATCGAAGCGAAATGCCGTGAACAACTCGACCTGCTCGAACTCAACGACAAGGTGGGAAACACACGATGAGCTGGATGGACGACGGCGGATTCGATATGCAGGCCTTCACCGCCCAGGACGGCAGACCGATGGCTCGAATGAGCTTCCGCACATCGACCGGCCAATACTACTTCAACTTCACTAAGACCGAAGTGCAGCGCGTCCGACGCGAATGCAATCGAATCCTCAAGGAAATGGAAGCAAGCAAATGACCAGCCATGACCAACTGCACGACAGCGGACAGGCAGGAAACACGAAACCGAACTACACGCTCCGCCGCGTCAAGACCCTGCTCGCCATCATCGCCTGCACCGCATCGGCGACACTGCTTTTCACTTGGCGGACGGCGGACTCACAGACCGCCACCGTCCTCGTCAGCATCATCTACATTCTGACCGTCCTATGGCTGACCGTGCGGTTCGCGCCACGCGACTAAAGACTTCCCACCAGCCGACGATGAGTGACGATCTGCTCACGCCAGGCGAACTGGCCGTCATGCTCGGCATGAGCGTGCGCACCCTTGCCAATTGGCGGAGTACCGGCAAGGGGCCGCCGTACTTGAAAATCGGCGTGGAACCGCCAGAAGGCCATCAGGACAGGCGCAAGGTCAGATACCAACGTCAAGTCGCGGAAAAGTGGGCATTGGCGCACAGGTATCAAAGGACGGTGGCGAGATGAAAAACGGCATGTTCGTTCCAGTGACACGGATACAGAGCAGTCCAAATGTCACAAGCGACGGGAAAGCACGCGTCGACACCGGCAAACCGACCCTCACGCAGCAGGGAATCGACGTGGACAAGCTAATCCGCGACAACCACGCGCTCATCGAAAACTTAAGGAAAGGAAAACGTTGAAACACGAATACACGGACGGCGAACTCGCCGAACTGAAGAAAATCTACGACGAGTCGGGCGAGGCAGGTCTCGACATCACGGAAATGCGGGCGTTACGCAAGGCCGGACTACTCACGAATGGCCTTCCGTCGAAACCGGAAGAACCGTCGAAACGAGACCTCATCATCGCGCACTGCAGGAAACGCATCAGCCAAGGCCAAACGTTCGACGGCAAGGAAACAGCCGAAGCGCTCAACCTAAGCCAGAAAACAGTCGGCAACATTCTCAGCCAACTCCGCAAGGAAGGACTATTGCCGGCCTTCGACAAGCACTCGCCACGCAGCAAAGCACAGAAAACAACCACAAACGGAAAGAAGAAAGAAACCATGACCACCACATCGAAAATCACAGCGGCCAACATCACCGAATCGAAGCTCACGGTAAACGACGTCACCACCGGAACCATCAGCGCCAAGCCACAAGCCGCAGCCGATCCACGCGCCACCATCGCGAACGCGCTGGTCGATATCTACGACTCCATCTCGGCATTGCAGCGTGCCGCATACCAAGCCAACGACAAGGTGGCCTACATGTTCGCCGCCAAGCTGCTGAACAGCGAAATCATGGATCTGAAAGCCAACTACTCGAAGGACGCAAAATGAAGCTCAATTTCGATAGCAAGGACGGCGTTTTCACCGTCAAGGCCGAGAACAAGGAAGAAATCACCCGACTCAAAATGTCCGCGATGGACATCGCAAATCTGATTGTCAATTACTTCGATGCCGAAATTCAGGAAGTGAAAGTGGAGAAGAAATGAAGCGTATTCCCCTCAAGGACACGGAACGCTACACGGTCGAGCGGTTCAGGCAGTGCAAGAAGACGGAACGTCATCTCGCGTGGTTGAAGAGCCGTAAGGCTGGTGTGGGCGGCTCGGACATGAGCACGATCCTCGGCCTTAACGCTTTCAAAACGCCTTACGAATTGTGGCTTGAGAAGACCGGCCGCGTGGAACCGGAGGACATTTCCGACAAGTGGGCTGTCATCCGCGGCAATGCCTTGGAGAACGAGCTTCGTAAGCGTTTCCGCGCCAATCATCCCGAGATGCTGGTCACGGACGGCACCGACAAGCAATTCATCATGCGCGGGAAGCCGTACATGCGCGCTTCCCTTGACGGCATCCTGCAAAGGGAGGACGGGAGCTTTGGAATCCTCGAAATCAAAACGGCGAGCAACCGTCGAGCGGGGGACTGGCATGACGAGGACGGCAACCTCCGAATCCCGCCATACTACTTGGCCCAGGTCGAGTTCTACGCGCTCGTGACCGGATGGACATGGGGAGTCGTGTACGCGGCCATCGGAGACGACGAGCCGGTGGAGATCCCGTTCAGGGCCGACGTGGAGGATATGGCCGCGATCGACAAGGCCGCAGCCGACTTCTGGCGTTTCGTCACTTCCGGCACTCCACCACAGTTGACCGGCGGTGACGTGCAGAAGGCGTTCCCGGAACCGACGCCGGACATCGTGGACGAAAGCGCCGACGATGACCTCTACGACCTGCTCGCGCGATACGAGAGCGCCACCGGAATGCTGAATGACATGAAGGCCACTCAGAAGGAATTGCAGGAGCAGATCATCCTGCGCATCGGCTCGCATACGGGCGTGCGCTGCGGCAACCTACAAGCCACCTACAAGCCGACGACCCGCAAGGAATACGTCGTCAAAGCCACCACATACCGCAAATTCGCATTCAAAGCCACCGAAGAAAAGGAGCAATAATCATGGGACAGATCGCACAGCAGGCGCAAGGCCGGCAGATGGTCGAAATGACGCCGAAGAAGAACCTCCAGATGCTGATGCGGAAAAGCTGGCCGCGCATCGCCAGCGTCGTCGGCAACAACATCAGCCCCGACCGCCTCTACCAGATGTGCGTGTCCGCCATCAACAAGACACCGAAACTGGCTGAATGCTCGCCGCAAAGCGTGCTCTCCTGCTTCATGACCTGCAGCGCGCTCGGATTGGAACCGTCAAACGTGGACGGATTGGGGCGGGCCTACGTGCTTCCCTTCTACAACAAGAAATCCGGCGGAATGGAAGCCACGTTCATCATGGGCTACCGTGGCATGATCGACTTGGCGCGACGTAGCGGCCAGCTCGTGGACATCAGCGCCCGCGCCGTACACCAGGGAGACGAATTCTCATACTCGTATGGTCTGAACGAGGAGCTGCACCACGTGCCATGCGCCAACCCCGGCGAACTGAGCCACGTGTACATGGTCGCGCATTTCAAGGACGGCGGACACTACTTCCTCGTCCTTAACCGTCAGGAGATCGAGCAGGCGAGGGCACGCAGCAAGAGCGGCAATTTCGGCCCGTGGAAGACCGATTACGAGGCCATGGCGAAGAAGACCGCCATCCGTCGTGCCGCACCTTATCTGCCGCTTACCGTGCAGGCGCAGACCGCCGCCTCCAATGATGACACCACGCCTGACTACGGCGACGTGTTCCAACCTGTGCTCGATGACGATAGCGCCGACGAAGCCGATGACGTGACCGCCGAAGTCATGGAAGCGGACATGCCGGAGGATACCGAAGCCGACGTGAAGGAGGCCGAGTGATGGCAGTGGAGAAGGCCGATGCCGCGATGATCGTAAATCGGCTCAGAGTTGCGCGTGAGCTTGAAGATGATTGTCTGAAGCAGCTTGTCGATGCCGAGCCCGACGAGGACGGCATCTACCGTGACGCGCAAGGCGCTTTATGGGTGCACTGCATCGATTCGTGGAAGCAGCTTTTCGTCAGCTATGGCGCAAGCACCTTCGATTTGGGCATAGCCAGGAATTGGAAGTCTCTCGTGAAGAACAGCGAGCCGACTGAAAGAATGCCGTTTCGTTTCATCACGCCGCTTACCGAGGAAGAGGGGAACTTCTGATGGTTGGAGAAACCGTTATCACGATCGTCGGCAATCTGACCGCCGACCCGGAATTGCGCACGACGTCCGCTGGCGCGCAGGTCGCGTCGTTCACGATCGCCAGCACGCCGCGCTCCTGGAACCGTAATACGAACCAGTTCGAAGACGGTCAGGCTTTGTTCATGCGCTGCTCCGCGTGGCGCGACATGGCTGATCATTGCGTCCGCTCCCTCGCGAAGGGCATGCGTGTGATCGCGCAGGGTCGTTTGCAGCAGCGTTCCTATCAGGCGCAGGACGGTTCCAACCGCACGGTCATCGAATTGCAGGTCGATGAGATCGGCCCGTCCCTGCGTTATGCGGCGGCTCAGGTGCAGAAGATGCAGTCAGGCGGATACCAGGGCGGCAACGCCAACGGTGGCGGCTATCAGCAGGCACAACAGCAGTCGCAGGCTCCGGCCGATGATCCGTGGGGCGCTCCGGCTGGAGAGCCTGACTTCTGATGATGCGTGAGTGGATTGAGCCGCCGGACGTGCTGCCGGTCTGTCACAAACATGGGTGCGCGCTGTATCCGGCGCGCCCCATCCCATGCCCCGAATGCGAAATCGAAGCCGAAGAACAGGAGGTTGACCAATGAGCGGCACGCCGCGCAAGCGCAGCCGCAGGACCGCGAAGGACAACGGCACGCGCATGGAAACCGCAGTCGAATCCTACTTGCAGTGGGCATTGGGGGACATGCGCATCCAACGACTGCGACTCCACGGAAGCAAGGACATCGGAGACATCGGCAACGTGTACTGGCACGGCCGGCCCGTGTGCATCGAAGTGAAATGGACGCAAACCATGGACGCGCCGCAGCATATGCGCGAGGCCGTCAAGGAAGCGGGAAACATGGACTCGCCCTACCCGTGGGTCGTCCAGAAGAAGGCGGGCGTGGGACTCACGTCCATGCACAAGCTCGGACAACAGCACGCCTACACCACCACCGAAGTGATGGACGCGATGCTCAGGCTCTCGCCATCGGCATTGCGCGCGCGAATCAAACCCGAACCATTGGGAAGGAAGAAAACCATGCGACTGATCACATTGCAGGAGTTCGCATTGATACTCAACAGTGGATTGCCGCTCGGCCCGGACACGGAGGAATGATGGCGACTAACATCACGCAGAAAGACAAGACGCTCAACGAGATCATCGACTGGGCGAAAAGTCGCTGTCATGAAGCCGGACTTTCCAGATTCGATGTCCGCAGAAAGAGCGACCGAGACTTCTATGACGGCCAAGTTAACGCATTCCATGAAATGCTAGAGCTTTGCCGTTCCATGCTTGGCTATTCCGGCTCCATGCCGTCCGAGGTGCCGAATCAAAGCGAGGACGCGGAATGAGCGACTACCGCGATGGATACGTGCAGGCCATATGCGAAATAGGCGCAATCGCCTATGAAAGAGCGGCAGAAGCCCGACGCCGAGAAGGACTGGCATATGAGGCCGAGGAATACGAGAAGGAGTCATTTTGGCATGCGGTGGCCGTCACCGCCGAAATGTTCTACGACTACTGCCAAGAACGACGTGACAAGGAGGACACGGAATGAGCAGGACTGAAACCACTGCCATGCTGTCCAAGCTGGTCGAGAAGAGATTGAGGAATCAGACCGCGTTTTGGGCGAGTGAGGTCAATTTCGACCGGAACACGCCTGACGATAGGCGAGTGGATTACGTTGGCTTCAAGCCATGGAACATCAACGGCGAGCCAGTGCCCGCAAGCGTGGAGAAAGGCTGCTTCGGATTCTACGAAGTGAAGTCATGCATGGCCGACTTCACGAGCGGCAACGGCCTGACCTTCTACGGCGACCAGAATTACCTGGTCTGCACGAAGGAACTGTGCGACGAGATCGTATGGCAGAAGATGGTGCCCGAGCGCGTGAACGCGATCCTTACCCCCGATTCGACCGGCTCGAAACTGATTCTCGGCCACGTGCAGTCATACAACGACATGTCATACCGGAGACGTCCGGCAAGCGAAATCCTCTGGGCAATGGTCAAAGCAAACGGAAAGAGGACAAATTGAGTATCTCAGAGGATGAAGCCGAAAAGGTGTACCCGACCGAGTACTGGAATGACGGTTCGGGCTGCAAGAAGGTTTTCGCTGCCAATACTGACGATTTGCAGGAAGCCTATATTCGAGGCCGCGAAGCGCCACCGTCTGACGTTGAGGTGGAGGCCGTGGCGAAAAAACTGCTGTGGTGGGACATGGCACCAGCCTGGGAAGACGTCATGCCCAGTGAGGACTGCTTCTGGACTCTGGCCGAGCCGGAGATGCGAGCCAATTACATCAGGGACGCTCGGGAAATGCTCGAAATCGCACGGAAGGCGGTAAGCGAATGAGCAAAACGATCAAATATGTGGAATGCGCCCACTGCGGAGAGGTTGTCGGCACATATTACGTGACCTGCCCATACTGCGGATACAAGCTGTCCGTGCGCAAGCCGACTGGCATGGACCCGCAGGATGGCATGACCGACAGCGAATTCTACAAACGATTCTGGAGCATGTGAAAGGAGTAATGAGATGGGCCATTTTCAGATTCCAGTCTCGTGGTATCGGGACGAAACGATGCTGCATCTCATGGACAAGAACCCCGCATCCATAGGCGTTTACGTGATGATGATCTCTTGGTGTTCAGACAACAAAAGCTACGGAGATATCCCCTACGTAGACTTCCGATATGTCCTTGACGGGGAGGATGAAGAGCTTCAAGCGCTTATAGATGCAGGACTCATCACGAAGACTGAAAAAATTCGCCTCAACCGTCCCGTCTACCACATCAAGAGCTTCAGGCGCTTCGACCCACGGTCAAGGAAGCCGATCAGCAATAAGCTACGCAAGATGGTATACGAACGTGACCATTGCCGTTGCGTCGCATGCGGAGCCACCGATCATCTGAGCCTTGACCACATCATTCCGTGGAGTCTTGGCGGCGAGGACACCATGGAGAATCTTCAGACCATGTGCCGCTCGTGCAACTCAAGGAAAGGGAACAGGGTCGATGTGGTTCAAGGTGGATGATTCTTTCTTCTCGAACCCGAAGACCGCGATGCTGTCTGACGGGGCAACCGCATTATGGCTCCGTTCCGGCTCATGGTCGGCGCAACAATTGACGGACGGGTTCATTCCCGCCCGCATGGTGCCGATGTTCCGCGGCTCCGATGATTCCGTGCGCGAACTGTGCGATGTCGGATTGTGGGAGCGTGACGACGAAAGGGATGGCTACCGGTTCCACGATTGGAGCGACTATCAGCCGGACGGGGAGGAAGTGGACGCTCTGCGCCGGAAGCGGAGCGAAGCGGGCAAGAGGGGCGCGAACAGTCGTTGGAAACGGAAAACCGTTGACGAAAATGGCAAAAATGGCAAAACCGATGGCAAATGCCATGGCAAACCTATGGCAAACGCATGGCAAACCGATGGCAAGTCGATGGCAAACTCATGCCCCGTTCCCGTACCCGTACCCGATAAGAAAGAGAAAGAAGAATATTCTTCTTCTTTCTCCAAAGAAACCGGCGTGACTGAATTTGGCGATTCGTGGGATTGTCGCGAAGTCGCCAACAAGACCATAGCCGTGGAATATCCGAACCTCGACCTCGAATCCGCATGGTTCGCATTCGCAGGCCGCCACCAAGACGAAACACGCGCCATCGGTGATTGGACGCGACTGTGGAAAGGCTGGTGCCAACGCCGCGCCAACATGAGCGGCATACCACCCTCGAAACGACACATACACACGTGGAAATGCCGCCACGTGCTCGAAGCACTCGGACGCGACGAAGAAACCGCACAGGCAGACGAAAAGGCCTGCGAATTAGCCGACAAACTCAACAAGGAGAAATCATGAAACACGATAAACCGGAAACCATGTACAGCTTGGAATGGTTGGAACACGAGCGTCGCAAAGCATGGCAGGAAGGCTACACGGCCGGATGGAAAGACCAGGAATGCGACTTTCCGCAATATACAAGCGAAAACCCGTACAAGGAGACCGTCGAATGAAACGCAACCCGTTTGAAATCGCGTTCGGCATCGTATTGACGGTCTGCCTGTGCGTCGCCCCGATCATCATATTCACAATCAGTTAAGGAGTTCCAAAAAATGAGTGACAACGTCAACCGCCAGACAAGGAAGGAAACACTCGAAATGAGAAAACGCAAACCACTCGCGCTCGCCGGCATCGGCCTTGCCGCCATCACCATGCTCCTGCTCACACCGGTATTCCTCCTCGCGCTCGCGGGATGCGGAAGCGCGTCCAAGACGTCGGCCCCAGCCCACGCCATCGCCGCCACCGGCACCACATGCTCCAAAAGGTCCAGCGACGACATCAAGGAATGCATCGTCACACTGTCCGACACGAGGCAAGTGGTCTGCGTCGTCTACGCGGGCTACCAGAAGGGCGGCCTGTCATGCGACTGGGACCATGTGAGCGGCGCGGACAAGGAGCCGGCAAGATGAGCTACAACGTCGTCACCCGGCAAGGCGTCAGAACGTTCGAGGACATCGACGATGCTGGCGACTACGCGCAGGCCATGTCCTTGAGGACTGGCGAACCGGTCAAGGTGTTCCATGCCGATACCGGACTGGCCGCATTCACAGTCAAAACAAAGAAGGAAACGAAATGAAAGTCAAGAAAACCCTCATGGACATGATCGTCAAGTGGCATCAGGCCGGCTATGCGCTCGACGAGATCGCGCCGCTCGTGCCGCAAGTGCCGAAAGCGGAAGTCGCCGCGATCATCCACCAGTACGACAAGGAGACCCGACTTTGACCGACTGCCAGCACTGCCACAAGCCCATGAAACAGGCGTCGGACAATCTGCTCTGCGCAAACTGCCGCACAGACTACTGGACGCTGATCCGCCAGCTTGGACACATCCAGCTCCCGACCCTGCGAAGCATCATGCTCCGACAAGCGCACATCGGCCCCACAGGCCACACGCCCAATCGCGGTAGTGCGCCACTGCCCATCGATACCCATGCGCAGGACCTCATCGCAGACAGCGAGGCATGGTTGGCCGAACAGGCAGGCAAAATACGCGCCGCATACGCCGCATACGATTGGCGTAAAGCATGGTATGCCATCATCAGCAACCGGCACACCATCCTCAACATGAGCACAGCAGCAGACGACTACGCCGCCCTGGAACACATCATCCGACGCAACGAACGAGCATTGACCACGGAAGACGAGCTCATAATCCTCGGCACCTGCCCAAAATGTGACAGCATGCTCACCGGCACGCCAGAAGCAGAATCTGTCACATGCCAAGGCTGCAAATGGCAAGGCAGAGTCCAAGCCATCAAAGCCGAACGCGACAACAAACTCTGGCAACTCGAATACACCGGAAAACCAATCGAAGTAGCACGCTACCTCACCAAAATGGACATCCACTGCACCAGCGACCAGATCCGCCAATGGCTCACCAGAGGCAAACTGCACGCCACGCCGACAAAACACAAAGGAGAGTACGTGTTCAACCTCGGAGAAATACCCGCCATGCTTGACTGTCACAATTAAAATGCTATACTGTCGTATGTTCGTAGAATGGTTCAGCCGGAAATGGTTGGACCATTCTTCATATCCAGCTGCATTCGCTATAATCATCTCTGTCCGGCATGGAGCCACTAGCAACCCTTGGGGCCGGCACGCCGCAGGACGTCGACCATGGCGGCGACACCCGTTGTGTCGGTAGCCCATGAATCGGGGGTGGCCAGTCAGGGGACCTTCGCGGGAGACGTACCCTGGACATGCCGGACACTCCCACCACCTCAGAGGCTGGAGGCGTCTGCCGTGAGTCTTCGTCGATGCGCCTGGCACAACTGCCCACAACTCGTCAAACAAGGCACACGCTTCTGTGCCATCCACACACACGCATACGAGCGGCAGCGTGGCAGCTCAACAGCAAGAGGATACGATGCGGCACACCGCCACCTCCGCAGGGCATGGGAGGCACGGCTGGCCACAGTCGAAACACACATCTGCGCCAAATGCGGACAGCCAGTCACGGCCGCGGACCAATGGGACCTCGGCCACACAGACAACAGACAAAGCTGGACAGGGCCAGAACATCGCAGCTGCAACAGGAAAGACGGCCAACACAAAGCAACCGCAAGTGCCGAACACTGGACGCGACGCTAAGCCAAGCCGCAGCAGCAACCGCAAGCGCAGCCAACAGGCAAACCGCAAACGCAAGCACAAGCATGACGCAAACGAACCAAACACAAGTGGACAAGCTAAGCAAGCACACACAACAAAAACAACAAAACGCACGCCAAAACAGGAAAAAATACAATCAACCAACCTGCCAACACCCCTAGGGGGGTACCCCGAACGGCAAGGCCAAGACCGCCGGTGAGGGGACTCGCAAGTTCGCGGATAGTTCAAGATTTAACGGACTGGCCGAGTCTGTAATTTTTCCGGTTCGAGGATTGGAGGTCGCATGGCGACGCATGGCGGCGCACGCACACGCTCCGGTCCGATGCCGGATCCGTCCAGCGCCCGGTCGGACGCGCGTGGTCTTGGCGCTGATGTTCTTCCGCTTTCGGCTCGCGGCTACCGTTACCGTCCGAAGGCTTTTCCTTTGTCCGAGTGGACGATTTGGGACACTTGGAAGGATGATGACGGTTTTCACAAGGAGCGTGACGAGAAGGCTACGGAGGCGTGGAATCGGCGTGAGCGTGAATTGTGGCGTGACCTGTGGCGGTTGCCGCAGGCTATCGCATGGCATATGCCGCGTTATGGATACATGTTCACGACCATCGCGCTTTATGTGCGCCAGTTCGTGCTTTGCGAGTCTTCGGAGGCGAAGGCCGCTGACCGTACCGCGCTTGCACGATATGCCGACACCATCGGTTTGACGCCACAAGGCCTTCGTTTGAATGGTTGGGCGATTGTCGATGACGAGCCGAAGCCGAAACGCTCGGCAGAATCTTCCGACAAGATCATTCCGTTCAAGAGCGCGAAGCAGCGGTGGCTTGAGAATCAGAAAGAGGATGCGGAATGAGCGAGCAGAAAGAGCCGGTTGTTCCGAAGTCCCTTGGTTTTCTCTTTGCTGATTGGATTGCCGCGCACTGTGTTGTGCCTAATGGCTATGATCTGGGCAAGCCGTTCGAGCTTGTCGGCTGGCAGCTGGATAACGCCATCGATTTTTATCGGGTGAAGCCTGATGCGGTGTATGATCCGGCTCGGCCTCGTCAGGCTGCGGCGTTCAGGTGGCGTCGAGGTCAGATCGTCGGCGGGCAGAAGCTTGGCAAGTCGCCTTTCGGCGCGGCAGTCGCTGCTTTTGAGGGTGTTGGGCCTTGCGTGTTCTGCGGTTGGGCCAAAGGCGGCGAGACGTTCCGCTGCTCCGACTGGGGTTGCTCATGCGGTTTCGAATACGTGTATTCTTCGGGTGAGCCGATGGGCATGCCGCGTCGCACCGCTTTGATTCAGCTGCTCGCCACTTCCGAAGAGCAGACGGCGAACGTCTACCGTCCTTTGCAGTCGATGGTGCGCAATGGCCACCTGTCCGACCTGATGAAAGTCCGCGAAGGCTTCATCCGCCTTCCGAACGGCGGTCGCATCGACCCTGTGACAGCTTCAGCTCATTCCAAGCTGGGCAATCCGGTGAACTTCGTCCTTGGTGACGAATCCGGCATCTGGACTAGGCGCAGCGGCATGTTCGAGGTTGGCGACACGGTGATGCGTGGCGCAATGGCCATGGATGGCCGCATGTTGGAGTTGACGAATCCATGGGATCCGATGGACGCCAGCTTTGGCCAGATGACCTACGAGAGCACGGCGTCGGACATCATGAAGTTCTTCCCGAAGCATGACCCATCATTGGATTTCGCGGATCCGCAGGATAGGCGGAAGATTCTCGAATTCGTCTATTCCGGCTCGCCGTGGGTGCCGCTCGATCAGGTCGAAGCGACCGCGACCGAGCTTATGGCCCGTGATCCGGCGCAGGCCCGACGTTTCTACGGCTGTGAGATCGTGCAGGGCTTGGGTTCGTACATGCCTGAGCCGCTTTACGATGGCACGATGGTTGACCGTCAGCCACCCGAGCCGGGTGCTGAGATTTGTCTCGGCTTCGATGGCTCGCAATCCGGTGACTGGACGGCATTGCGTGCGGAGACCGTGGATGGCTGGCGTTGGACGCCGACATACGGGCCGTCAAATCGTCCGGCGTATTGGAATCCGGTTGAGTGGGAGGGTCGCATACCGCGAAGCGAGGTCGACGCCTGCGTGTCAGAAATGTTCGACAGGTACAAGGTGCAGCGCTTCTACTGCGATCCGCATCCGTGGGAGTCGCAGGTGGACGAGTGGGCATGCCGCTTCGGCGAGGACATCGTGGTGCCTTGGCCGACCAATCGCATCGGGCGCATGTATGACGCGCTCACCCGCTTCATGGAGGACACCGCCGACCACAGCACGACGCATTCCAACGATCGCATGGCGCGATTGCATATGATGGCGGCGCGTAAGGTCGCCAAGCCAGGCGACAAGTACGTGCTCGGCAAGCCGAGCGAGAATCAGAAGATCGACATAACCATGGCCGACATCCTCGCACACGAGGCGGCGTCCGACATGAGGGCGCTCGGCTGGAGCGCAGGCGGCTCACCGGTCATGGTGTACGGCTGGTAAGGAGGCTGTTGTGGAGCTGATACAGGCATCGAGGCTTTCCGACGATGACGCGAAGCTCATCAGGAGCCTCACCTACCGGCTTGCACGACTGCGCAAGCCTCATAGGCAGTGGGATGATTATTATCGCGGACGGCAGGTCATCCAGAGCATCGGCATCGCCGTGCCGGCCGAACTCCGTTCGTTCGTTTTTCCGCTGAATTGGCCGCGCATCGTGGTCGATAGCGTCGTGCAGCGCCAGCAGGTCAAATCCTTCTCCGTGCCGAATGACGACAAGGTGTCAAACGAGCTGCGCGAGCTTTGGGAATACAACAACATGGAATCGCAGCAGGTGCTTTTGCACACGGAGACACGCGTGCAGGGCCACGGCTTCGTATGCATCGGCGCTAACCCGAAGGACAGACGGCATCCACTGATCACCGTCGAATCATCCAGGAACATGATCGCGCGCATCGACCCGCGCACGAGAACCGTCGAATCAGCGCTCCGCGTCTATTTCGACCCTTGGGAGAACGGGACGCCGGACTACGCGACACTGTACACGCCCGAATACACGCTCTGGCTGGAGAAACAGCACGGCAAGTGGGTCATGACCGGCCGCGACGACCACCACCTCGGCGTCGTCCCTGTTGTGCAGTTCCTCAACCGTCCGCGCGCCGGCGACTTCCTTGGCGAGAGCGAGATGGCCGACGTGGTGCGGCCGACAGACATGGCCGCACGCGCCATCCTCGACCTGCAGATCGCCATGGAAACTCACGCGGTGCCAGGCAAATGGGCGATCGGCGTCACGAACAACGACTTCATCGACGCGAAGACCGGACAGCCGGCATCGGCGATAAAGACCTATTTCAACTCGATGCTCACCTCCAAGAACGCGAACGCGAAATTCGGCCAGTTCACGGCATCCGACCTGTCGAACTTCAAGACGGTCATCGACCTGCTGAGCGAGCAGATGAGCGCCATCACCGGTCTTCCGATGCGTTACTTCGGAATGAACACCGCCAATCCGGCAGCCGAGGGAGCCATCCGCGCCGACGAGCTGAGACTGGTGAAGAACGTCGAGCTGAAGAACGCCGTTGACGGCGATGCGTGGTCGCAGGTCATGGCCGTGGCGCACAAGCTCGCCACCAGCGACGACATTAACGCAAACCTGGTGCGCTGCGACTGGGAGGATCCGAACACGCCGACCTACGCTCAGCGTGCGGATGCGATCACGAAGCTCATGGCGTCCGGCATCCTTTCCCGCGAGGGGGCATGGGACGAGCTTGGCTGGAGCGAGGCCCGCAAGGACAAGGAGCGCGAGTACTTCGCCAAGCAGATCAGCGAATCCTATGGCCAATTCATGAAGGACGTGGACTATGGCGGCGACGATGGCGGGGCAGACGCTTCCGCAGGAGGCGACGGCGCAGAACCGTCTGCTGCGCAGTCGAAGCAACCGGCTGGCCGCGACGGTGCTCAGACTGTGGCATAAGCACGCGCAACCAGACTTCGACACCGCCTTCGCGGACATGATGCCCGAACTTTTCCGCGCATTGGACACGGCGCAATACCACACCGCCTCCGACGCGATCGCATCGACGCCGAAAATCATGGAACGCTTCGACGTGAACGCAGCACACCCGGAATACAAGCCGGACCCATGGCAGTGGGTCGGCGTGAACGGCAACGGCATGGATACCGTGGACGCGATGTGGACGGCGATCACCATCGGCAAGCAGGCCGTATCCAACGGCGCCCCGGTGGACGTGGCCATGGACCGCATAGGCGTGACCTTGGTGCTCAGGACGCGCACCATGCTGGCGGACACTCACCGGTCGGCCACAAGCATGACCGCTCGCGGCATCTGCTACCAATCCACCTACGTGCGCGGCCTGACACCGCCGAGCTGCGGAAGATGCGTCATCCTCGCCGGACAGCCATGCGGCAAGACGCCTTTCGAAAGGCATCCGCACTGCGACTGCATCGCCGTCTACACCGGCCCGAAAGCGCCGGCAAACGCGTGCACCAGTCCAAGCGAATACCTTGATTCACTGGACGAAGGCCAGCTCGCCAAAGTCCTTGGCGGAAGGGCCAACGCCCGAGCCTACGCGGACGGAGCCGACCTCAACCAGCTGGTTAACGCCCAACGCGGCATCCGCACCGCCCAGATCGACGGGCGGAACATCAAGTACACGACCGAGGGCACCACGCGCCACGGACTCGCCGCATCACGCATGATCGACTCCGGATACGCCAAGGAATTCATCAAGAACGGCGGACGGTACACAAAGGTCGACAGGCCGCGTCTCATGCCAGAGACCATTTACGCACGCTGCGGCGACGATCATGAGAAGGCCTTGGGCATGCTCTACAAGTACGGCTGGATCCTCTAGCCGAAATCGAATTTTTCACCGGCATCGCGATGGTGTCGGCGCCGGCACGCGACGTGACGGCCAAGGAAACCACAAGGAGAAAACACAATGCATAGGAAATGGTGGAATCTCATCCGCATCCGCACCATCGAGACCGGTGCCGAACCGGGCGGCGGAGAGCCGCCGCAGCCGGAGCCGCCGCAATCCGACCCACAGGCGAATACCGGCGGCGAAGGCGACGAGAAGCTCGGCGAACACGGCATGACCGCGCTCAAGAACGAGCGCAGGGCCAACAAGTCGCTGCGCGAACAGCTCGCCGCCGCGAACGCCAGAATCAAAGAGTTCGAGGATCGCGACAAGACCGACGCGGAAAAGGCCAGCGAGAGGATCGCCAGCCTGGAGAAGTCCAACACCGGCAATGCCGCGAAGGCACTGCGATACGAGGTCGCCGTCGACAAGCAATTGCCGAAGGTCTTGGCGGAACGTCTGCAGGGATCCACTCGCGAGGAGCTGGAAGCCGACGCGGACAGCCTGCTGAAGCTCGTCAACGTGCAGAACAAGCCGAACGTCAAGCCCGACCCGAGTCAGGGCAAGGGCGGCGACCCGAAGCCGCACAGTCTCTCCGAAGCCATTTCCGCATATTACAAGTAACCGATTCCTTAGGAAGGAGACAACCTTATGGCTGTCACTCTCGCAGAGGCGAAGAACAACGCCCTCGAAGACTACGACCCCTTCGTCATCGACGAATTTCGAAAGTCCAGCGTCATCCTCGATTCCCTCATCTTCGATGATGCCGTGAACCCTGCAGGAGGCGGCGCGACGCTCGACTACTCCTACCGTCGACAGGAGACCCAGCCCACCGCCGAATTCCGCGCCATCAACACGGAATACTCGCCGAGCACCACCACGACCAAGAAGTACAGCACCACACTCGCCGTGCTCGGCGGCGCCTTCGAGATCGACCGAATCCTCGCGAACATCGGTCCGAAGGGATCCGACGAGGTGACACGCAACATCAACGACAAGGTGAAGGCCGCGATAACCCTGTTCCAAGATACCGTGATCAACGGCGACGTTGGCGTGAACGATAAGGCCTTCGACGGCCTGGACAAGGCGCTCACCGGCTCAAGCACCGAGATGAAGCCCACCTCCGGCACCTACGACTGGACCGACCTCGAAGGAGAGAAGGGCAACAAGGCCATCGACACGCTCGACGAGTTCCTTGACCTGCTTGACGGCACGCCGACCATCGTGGTCGGCAACAAGAAGGCCCTTGCCCGCGTCCGTGCCATGGTGCGCCGCACCAGCATGTACGTACGCGAACCGATCGATGGTCTCGCCAACGCGAACGGCCGTCCGATCAGCCGCGAATCCTATGGCGGCATTCTCTTCGCCGACGCCGGCGAGAAGGCCGGCAGCAACGATCCGATCATCCCCATCGCCGCAGACGGCACCACTAGCCTGTACGCGTACCGCGTTGGCTTGGACGGCTTCTGCGGCATCACCACCACCGACGGCACCCTCGTGAAGACCTGGCTGCCTGACTTCACCCAGCCGGGCGCAGTGCATCGCGGCGAGGTCGAGCTTGGTCCGGTCGGCGTCGCATTGAAGGCCACCAAGGCTGCGGCCGCGCTTCGTAAGATCAAGGTCAGGTGATCATGATGTGGCGAATCGAAGCTCCGAATAATGAGTACAACGGCGTCACCGCAGGCGTGACCTTCGTCGGTGGCGTCGGTGAGTCCGATGTGGATCCGTCCGACTATTTCCAGCGTCACGGCTACACGGTGGCCGAGGTGCAGGCCGACGAACCGAGCACGGTCGCCGACGCCGCGAAGCCGAAGAAGAAGACCAGCGAGAAGGATGGTGAATGATGAAGGAGACCACGAACGGACGTCACGAGAACATGATCCCGGCAAGCGCGGTGTATGTGCCGCAGCCGGGCGGCGCAGCTAAGCCGCTCGATACGGTGCTGTCCGGCATGCCCGCCAAGCAGGCTGCTGCGGTGAGGGACGCCACCACAGGTCAGGAGATGGCCACCATCAACGCTTTGCTGGCCAGCCTGCGCAACGCCGGTATCATCGCGAAGTGATTCCATGACCTGGGCGCAAATCGACGATGTCGCAGTTGAACTCGGCCGCGACATCGCCTCCGACAGCACCGAAGGCAGGCAGATCGGGAAATGGCTCCGCCGCGCCGAAATGATGATCCGCAACCGCATCCCAGTGCTGGACGAATGGTGCACGGACGCGAGATATCAGGAAACCGTCATCGAAGTGGAATCCGCAGCCGTCGCACGCAAGGCGCTCAACCCGGAGGGCGTGAGCAGCACCATGCTGCAGATCGACGACGGTAACATGCAGACCAGCATCGACAGCTCGCGCAGTCGCGGCGAGATCTCCATCCTCGACGAGGAATGGGACATGCTGCTGAAACGCGTCAGCAGCGATCTCGCTACGGCGGTCATCGCTCCGGAACCCGTGGTCATCCCGCTGCCGCACTACCCCTACGACTACTGAGGAGGTTGACATGCCAAGCATGGCACCTCTCATCAGAGCCCTGCCGAAACTACGCCAGATGGCCGAAAGCCTCATGACCGACCAGTGCGTCGTCACCCGCATCGGAGACACCACAACGGATTCGGACACGGGACTGCCGACCACCGGCAAGGAGAAGGTGTACGAAGGCAGCTGCAAGGTGCAGACCAGCGGCGGCCTCGCCAGCGAGCAGACCGAAGGCAGCGCAGCCCAAGCCATGGGTGCCGTCTCGTTGGTCTGGTCTTTGTACGTGCATTTCCCATACGGCACTCCAGGCCTTCTCGCCGGTGACGTGGTGGAAGTCACGGAATCCGCTAATCCGCTGCTCGCCGGCAGGCGGCTCAGGCTCGTCTCGCCTCAAAGCGAGAAGACGCACGCCACCGCCTGCCGTTGGAACGTGAAGGAGGACTCATGAGTGGACTGTTCGACGCTTCGCGGTTGACGGCCTTCGGCGATGCGCTGCTCGCTAAGGGCGTGGCTCGACGCGCCTTGATCTCCGCTTCGGTGAAGAAGGGCGCGCAGAACGTCAAGAACTCGATTCGCGACGACCTGAACGGTTCCGGCAATGCCGCATTCAGGCGTATCCCGATCACCTACACCGTTTCGGAGGGTGCTGGGCGTATCACCGCCGAGATAGGCCCAACCAAGGGCGGAGCGGGTTCGCTCGCGAACATCGCGTTCTTCGGCACCGCGAGGGGCGGTGGAACGCACCAGTTCTACGAGCACGGCGAGGAAGAGCTTCCGAAGCTCGCGGAATACGTGGCGCGTGCCGCCGTGGAGGTGGTCTGAATGAAGTCGATCATGACGTTGACCGCCACGATTCTCGACCATATCCCGAAGCCGGCGACGGGCTGGGCCGTGTACCGGCAGACGGCGCCTAAGCCTACGGAGAAGCCGCCGTGGGTGATTGAGACGGTCACGACCAACGGTCATATCGTCGGGGAGACGCAGCATGTGCATTGCGGCATCGGCACTTTGACGGTGCGCATCGTGAGCACTACGGCCGATTCCGTCAACGCGCTGGCCGATGACCTCATGATTCCAGGACTTGCTGGCAAAAGGTTCGTCGCGCAGGGGTTCGACACCGGCTGTCTGACTCTGTTCTCCGATTCCGGCGCCTATGCGGCCGGACTTACCGCAGAGGAAACGAGCCTGCTCTATCAGGTGCGCCTATTGACTTTCAAATTCAACTGGTCACGCATGTGACCCCAAATATTTAAGGAGGAGTC